CAGCAACTCCGGGACTTGGCTCAAGGCTATCGCGCTGACCTAGTTGCGAGGAACACCCTCGTAAAGGCGGCGCGTAATGCTATGGTTCCGGTGTATCGTCGGGTTGAGCAGACTGCTCCCTATGACGAAGAAAACACCGGGCCAATCCATCTTAGAGACACGGTAAAACTGGACGCCAGAATCCCTCATGGCAGGGACAAGATGTCCAAGTACGTCAACGAGACGGATGCTGCTATTGCGATTGTTTCGGTTAAGAAAAGCTCAGTGTCACTGGCGCAGGAGTTTGGAACAAGTAAGCTCAACCCTCAACCGTTTCTAAGACCGTCTTTGGATGCTCAAGTCGAGACTGTACTTAGCGCACTGAAGAGCGAGTTAGCTTACATAATCCCTGCTTACGCGAAGCGACTGAATAGAAGGAAGAAGTAATGGCATCCAGCAACATTGCTCGACTTGGTGTCGTTCTTGGTCTTGATACTGCGTCATTTACTGCTGACGTTGACAAGGCTATTGCTGAGACTAGGAACCTCAAGGCGGCCATTACTCGGGAATCTAATGCGGCCGCCAAAGAGATTGTTGCTCTTAAATACGCTACCGAGGACTACGGCAAAGAAGTATCTAAGGTAACGCAGGTTGAACGCGAGATTGCCGCGGGAAGATTCAAGAACGCGGCTCCTGCTCTTCAGCAGCAACTTCTTGCCCAGGCTAAGGCTTATGACGAAGTAGCCGCTGCTGGCAAGCGCACGATGGGGGTTCTGTCTGAGCAGCAAAAACTTGCCATTACCTACCAAACTACCGACCTTGTAACCCAGATCGCATCAGGCCAAAACGCCATGATTGCTCTGCTCCAGCAGGGTGGTCAGTTGAAGGATCAGTTTGGTGGCGTGGGCAATATGTTCAAAGCCATTGCAACCATGCTGACCCCGATGCGGGTCGCAATGGGAGGATTGGCCGCGACTGTTGGTGTTTTGGGTGTTGCGTTTTATCAAGGCGCAAGAGATTCGGCAGAACTCAGAGATCAGTTGATCCTGACGGGTAATTACGCAAACCTGACGCAAAAGACCTTTCTTGATTTGGCCGACACGGTCAGTACAAAGACCAACTTGTCTATTGGCAAGACCAAAGACATTTTGATGGAGTTGGTTAAGTCTGGGAAGTTCACAGATCAATCTATGGGCTCTGTAGCCCAGGCTATTGCCAACGTCACGAAGTTGTCTGGTGAAACGGCTACTGAGGTTGCACAGAAACTAATCCCTGCTTTTGATGGCGGCGCGTCCTCTATTAAGTCGCTCAATGACAGGATGAATTTCCTCACGCTTGAGCAATACAAGCACATTGTTCTGCTTGATAAGCAAGGCAAGGCTCAAGAAGCGGCCAAGGTTGCTGCTGATGCGCTGAATAAGAAACTTCAAGACCAAGAGCGCCAAGTTGGAACTCTTGAGGGCGCATGGACAAAACTTAAGAACGCAGCTAGTGCGGCTTGGAATGCGCTGCTTAATATAGGTCGGCCACAAACGCTTGAAGAGCAACTGGATCAGATAAACCAGTTCATCACTGCTGCTGCAAACCAACTTAATAAAGCCAATCCTGACTCTGTTTATTACGGGAAACTGTTGCAGAGCTTTCAGGAGTTTGTATCTAAGCGTCAAGCAATCCTTGACAAGATGCAGGCCGGTGAAGCCGCTGCAAAGAAGTCACAACAAGATACGCAAGCAATTAACGATGAAGTTAAGTTTGGCGAAAAACGCCGACAACTGGCGTTTGAGATTGATCAAGCAATAGTCAAGAATCAATATGATCTTCGCAGGATGACTGCGAATGACATGATGACTATTGAGTTGAATGCTCAAGAAAAGATATTCCTTGCCAGAAATGAAATGGCAAAGAAAAATCAAGCAGAAGCTGATGTATTTGCCGAGCAAAATGCAAAGCTACTTGCTCAACAACTAATTCAAATTGAGCAGGAAAAGCAAAACCAAATTCGTGAACTGGCAAAGAAGCGTTACGCAGATGAAATGGCCGACCGTCAGAAACTTGCTGATGAAGCCATGAATGATCTTGCTCAAGAGCAATCTCGTAGGGATCAGATTTACAACCAGTTGGTTCAGGCTGGGCAGGCAGAAAAGGAAAGCCTTGAGTACGAGATGCAGAAATTGCAACTCAAAGGTTCTTTGATTGGAGCCTCTGATAAGGCGCTTCAGATTGCCATGCTGGAGTTGGATACCCAGAAAAAGATTGCAGAGATCATGGCTAATCCTGATCTTAGCCCTGAGAAGCGCGATCTATTGGTCTCCCAGGCTCGAAGGAACCAAGGAATGCAAGAGATGTTCATCTCTATGCAGGACTCTCTGAAGGCCACCCAGCGTGTCTATGATGCTGTGTTCGGTAACATGGAGAAAGCTTTAGAGAACTTTGTTCGTACTGGAAAGCTATCGTTTAAGGACTTGGCTAGGTCGATCATCCAAGATTTGATCCTGATCCAGTTGAAAGCCTCGGCAACGATGCTGTTCAACTCTTTCTTGAGGTCTATGGGGTTCTCATTTGGTTCGGCCAGCGGCGGAACTATCACCGGAGGTTCTGGGCTTATTCCTCGAGCTTCTGGAGGCGCTGTTAGCGCGGGGACTTCCTACATGGTTGGAGAGAAGGGACCAGAGATGTTTGTGCCTCGCACATCTGGGACTATTGTTCCAAATAACGCTCTATCCTCTGTTGGTGGTTCTCAGGTTATTAACAACTACAACATCCAAGCGATTGACGTAAAGAGTTTTGAGGATAGGATCATGGGCAGCAGCACTGCGGTGTGGGCGGCTAATGCCTACGCTAACAAGTCGCTTGCCATTGGAAGAGGACGCGCATAATGTCGTTTCAATCGATAGTCGATATTCAGCAGTCAATGACTGTGAATAACCGGCGTACTGTCGGCCAGCAAGTTTCTAGAGGCGGACAGATCAGGACTGCTCAGTACCTCACCGCTGTGCCTTGGGTGTTCACCATCGTCCCGCATAACTATCTGTACTACCCACAGGTCCGAGATGTTATCCAGACGATTGACAACCTTGACCGTCAAACTGCTGCAAACATCACTTTTTCTAGCAGCAATCTTTCTTGGTTTACTGCTTATCGCGGTGGACTATCTGGTGCCCAGGCGGCGGCGCTGACTTTGGCTTCTGTGCCCGCGGCTAACGCAACGACGATCTCTATCGGTAACCTGCCTGCTGTAGGAAGCTCTGTAGTCGTCTTGGCGGCGGGAGACTTCATCCAACTAGGGTCTTACGTTTACAAGATCACTGCGGACGTTCTAAGGGGCGGCGCGGCCACTGTGAACGCGACGATCCATCGGCCTGTGATTGGTACACCTTCTACGGGAACACTGACCGCTGTCGGCTCTGCGGTGAGTTTTCCTGTGTACGCAGAGCAGTGCCCGACATACACTCTGACTCCAATGACCAATGGTGCTTTCGTGAACTGGGACGGTCCTTTTGTGTTTAGGGAGAACGTGGCTCCATGAGTACGACAATGAACGCGCTTTCGAGCGCAAATATAAGACACGCTGAGTTTGTCAGGCTTCAGATTAGCAATCCAGTAACGACGACTTACTCATTCTGCAACGCCGCGGCACCTATCACGGTTAGTGGCATCACTTTCTCTAACCTTGGGATGCTGCTTCAACTTGGGGACATTCCTCAAGACATCAAAAGCACATCCGACGACATCACTATTAGTCTGACGGGTATTGACCCTACCAACGTAGGCTTGATCCTGTCTTCTAATATCAAAGGCTCCACCGTAGAAATCTGGCGAGGCTTCCTAGACTCAAACAACCAGATCATTACCAGCCCGTCAACTCAGTTCTTCAAGAGATACACAGGGATCATCAACTCTGTAGGTATCTCTGAGGACTTCAACGATCAGGCCAGGACTAGAGTAGCTACTTGTACTATCTCCTGCACTTCCATGAGGAAGGTGCTTGAGAACCGCATTGCGGGACTTAGGACTAACCAGAAGTCTTGGCAGTTCTTCTATCCAAGTGATACATCCATGAACAGGGTTGCTGCTATCTCCAATCAATACTTTGACTTTGGAGCACCTCCTAAAACTGGTGGTGTCTCTACTCCTGGCGAAGACAAGTTGACGCCAGACTTTAGAGAGCAACCATGATCCGATTTGCGTCTAAGTTTGACGTACCTGCCTGTACAGAGATGATGCGTAGGTACGCCAGCGAGTCGCCTATTGATGCGCTTAGAGACACTAAAGTACAGAACGATGACTATGTAAAAGCCTTGATTGAATCTTTGATCATCGGAAGAGGATTTGTCCTACTGGATGATCAGATGCGAGGCATGTTAGCTGCCATCATTACGCCTAACTTCTGGTGCCCACAGGTCGCAGAGATCAAAGAAGTCGCTTGGTGGGTTCATCCTGAATACAGACAGGGCACAATCGGTGGAAGATTATTCTTTGAGTTTGTGAAGCACTCGGAAGAACTGATCCGAGAAAAACGTGCGGACATCGTATGTGCATCGCTCATGCACACAAGTTCTGTGCATAGTC